GAGTTTGTGGGGCATGGCGAGACGGTCGCTTGAGCTACTGGAATCGCCTTCCCCGGCTATTGAGAGCCCGCAGGCTCAAGGACGAACTCCTTCCCTTCAACACGGCACGGAAGGTTCCCGTAAGAACCAACGCTGGGCGTGATTGTGTCGAAGTCGGACGGCACGCGCACCATTGTTGTTGTTCGCGTTGCTGGATGTGTTGTTGAGATTCACGTTGAACACACCGGCATTGGCCGTGTTGTCCCAGTTGCCCCCAACATTCGGCAGCATGTCAGGAGTCCGCCCTGAGTTCAGAGCGTAGCCAGCCTCCTAAGAGCTTGCCCACTTCGTCGAGCTTCTCGCAGGCAACACGGTGTCGCCTGGGCTCAATGAACTTGGCTTCCACTGCCAGGTTGAGCAGCTGGCGGAGGAACTCGTGCTGCACATTGAAGCGTGTGAGATCGGTCTTCTTGTGCTGCTTCTTGTTGGCGGCAATGGCCAACTCCAGACAGAGATACCCGATCTCACGCATCTTGGCGCTGAGGACGTACTTCTCATACCGCGGCATGTTCCTGGTGAGAACATCGAGGTAGAGGCAGAGGTCCTTGCAGCGCCGCTCGATGAGCCAGTAACGCTCCCGCCGGCGATCGAGGCCCAGGGCCTGTTCTTCCGGCGGTGTGGCGTCAGAGGGAAGGCCCGCTGCCGCGGGCCCCACATGGCTGCTCACGCAGCCAGAAGGCGGACGGCACGCGCACCAAAGCTGCCGCTCGTGTACGATGGTGTGTAGTTGAGACGGCGAAAGAACACCCCGGCATCGGCCGTGCTGCCCCAGTCGCCCCCAACAGACGGCAGGCAGTCCGCCGTCAGCGAGCGGTAGAAGCCGTCGCCACCAAAGATGTTCACTCCCGTGGTGCCCTGGGTGTTGTTGGTGCCCAGCTGCCTTGGGATGCCGCACTCTGCCATGGCCCGCCGGGTAGCGTTGGCTGACCAGGTGCTGGTGGGATGGAATGTCCCTCCGGCATCAGGCACCAGGTAGGTGTAGGCATTAGCCGCGGTGTGCCAGATACCGTCATCTGCCCCTGCTGTGCTCTCTGCCACAAGGGAGATCAGGCCGGCCGCGGCCCGGATGGCGTTGTTGCTGCTGATCGAACTCCAGGCCACTGAACTGGGCAGCAAGCGGTAGCCGGCGGCCGACATGCTGCTGGTCACCGAGGTCAGACCAGGGGCGATGCCCCACTGGTTGCCATTGACATCCACGATCCCGCTTAGCTGGCCGTTATGGGTGGTGTGCTCCACCGCCGCGGCCCCGCTGATCCTGGCCGCGCCGGTGAACGCCCGGCTGGCACGGCCGGCCCAACCCGAGCCGTTGTGGCCGGTCAGGTCGGTACGAGCGAACTGCAGGCTGGTCTTCTGGACATCAGAGCCGTTGTTGTTGTTCCCCTTGGGCGCGTAGGGAGTCACATCCATCCAGGCGGCCCGGCCGGTGGCGCCGCTGACTGGGGCACCGCCACTGTCCAGGAGGGCCTGCGCATGAGCCAGCGACAGAAAACCGATGTGGGTGTAGGTCCAGATCGGGCAGGGCAGGAAATCAGCCCCTCGCGTTGCGCACAGCTGCCACACGCCACCCAGGTTGTCGGTGGGTGCAACGGTGATCGCCGCGTTCAGCGCGTTGCTGTTGCACAGGCTGAAGGGACTGTTGAAGTTTGTGCCGCCGTTGTCTTTGGTGATCGGGCTCACCGGCCACTGCAGCGGCCTGGAGGCGAAGATCCCGCCCGTCAGCGGCGTGCCGCCAGGGCCGTTGGTGTGATTCGGTTGGCCGCTGCCATCAGGCTTCACATTGCTGCCTTGGTACTTGTCGATGAACACCCCGATCAACGAGGCGCCGCCATCGGTGAACGGCCGAGCCAGTACCGCGTTGCCCGATTGGCTATCCGAGATCACCACCTTGGTACCGAAATCCGGTGCGTTGGTGTTGCCAGGGGCTTGGATGTCAATGAAGTGCGCGGGGATGAAGCACTGGATCGACGCTGACGGCAGATGAATGTAGGTGCCGTAATTCGGGCTGAAGCGGTCCTCTGTGCCCGGCAGGACCGCCATGTCATCGGGCAACAGCTCAGGCGGGCAGCAGCCCACCCCAAAGCCCATCAGGCCAGCTAAGCCAATCGTGTACTTGAACTCGTCGGCGTAGCCGTACCACTCGTTGTCAATGTCGTAGAGGCCCCGAGGGCCGACGATGCGCTCTTTGACGCGCAGCAAAGGGGTGATGGTGGTCATGGATCAGGCCTCGTTGAAGGGGGCGGGGTAAAAGGTGATCGGGCTCGGAAGCTCGTTCTTGTCGATGGCCTCCAGTTCTTGATCTGTTGCCCACTCGTCAATCAGTTTGCCGTCGCTCCCGTAGGCGCCAAAAAAGTCAAAGCCAGTGTGGTTGTTGGCGTCAGGATCCAGGGAGTTCTCCAGCGCAACCAGCACAAAATCCGGCTCGCTGTTGGGGGAAGCAGTTGGCCATTCCAGGGGTGTACCCGGCGCGGCCTTGAAGAAGCGAAAGTCCATCACATGAAACTGCCGGAAGCAGCGTGAGTTGGAAAGTAGTCGTTGACATCGACGCCGCGCGGAACACCGCTTTGGATGGCAGGGCCAACACCAAAGAACAACGCACCGGCAGTGCCGATGGTTTCACCTGTGTTCCGCAGGGAAACACTTTGCTGGTAGTCAGACGCCAGTCGCGGAGCGTCCACAGCATTGGCAAAGAGTTGCAGTTCCGCCCATGTCGCCTCAAGAAATGCTCCGGCAGTGGGCGGGAAGCCGGAAGTGCTTAGCAGTGTCATCAGCAGAAGCTCCCTGAACGGATGTGGATGGGGAAGTAATCGCTCGGGCTTATCCCAGCGAACGCCGCGCCAGGCGGCACGACTGGACCAACCCCAAACAGAATTGCTCCAGGAACGCCAATCCCGAACACTCCATTCAGTTGAATATCAACCGCAAGCAAGGTGTTGATGTTGCTCGCCACCGTTGAAACACTGGCATCAACACCAGCAACCTTGGTCACGTCTGCGGCAATGCCTGCCACCGTGGTGACGTTTGCTGAGATGCCAGCAACAGTCGTGACATTCGCTGAAATGCTTGCGACCGTGCTGACCTCGGTCGCCCTTGGCACAAGCCGGTGGAACACGTAGGTGTGCAGCGTGGCGGTGGTCTCAACCAGCACGCCAAAGCCGGCTGCCAGAACGGTGCTGCCGCAGCCTGTAATCGTGACCGTGTTTGAGCCGGCGCCATTGGTAATGGTGACAGTCCCGCCCACGGGCGTGCGGCTGGTCACGATCTCTTTGACGCTGATAATCGTCCCAGCGCCATCAGGGTTATTGATGTCTGGGTTAGCCGCCGGGAAGCTGGTTTCGTTGGCGATCGGTACAAACCCACCAACGTCATCCACCAGGTCAATCACCCTGGCGTCGATCGCTGCGGTCGTTGCGATGAAAGCATCGCTACCGCTCCACGGCATCCCGCTGTTAATCGTCTCGCTGCTGTCTTGCCTGAAGTAGCGCAGGTCAGATGCGGATGTTGTGTAGAAGCTGGTGTCATTTGGAGAAACACCGGCCACCTCAGCGTTGGTGACTACCGCAGATGGATTCAGCTTTGCGCTTGTGATTTCTCCGTCTTTGATCTTGCTGGCAGTAACTGCATCAATCGCAATTTTGTCTTCTGTGACAGCCGCCGCGTTTAGCTTGACTGTCGTGATTGCGCTATCTGCCACCTTGGCAGTGGTAACAGACTGATCAACCAGCTTTGCCGTCGTTACGCTGCTGTCTGCAATCTTGGGAGTAGTGACATTGCTGTCCAGGATTTTTGCGGTGGTTACCGCGTCGGATGCCAGGTCAGCGGCAACGATCGTCCCATCGGCGATCTTCGCAGATGTGACCGAGCTGTCCGCCAGCTTTGCTGTGGTGACAGCTCCGTTGGCAATGTTGGCTGTCTGGCTGACAAACCCGTCTACATAGCCCTTGGTCGCGCCATCGGTGCTGACCGCCGGAGTCCCGACATTTGTCAGCTTGAAGCCTCCGACCGCGACATCGCCGGTCATCGCGGCGCTGCCATTTTTAGGATAAGCCGCTGCCGCTGCCGCTGCCGCTGTGTTCGCTGTTGCAACCGCAGCAGTCGCTGCGTTGATTGCGTTGGTTGACTGGATGATTCCAGAGTCGTTCCTGTCCTGCTGCTCCTGCACCACGTAGAGGTTCTGCAGGTCGGCGGTGTCGAGATCGTCGGCGATCAGGTTGCTGCCGTCCTGCCAATCGACCAGGCGCGTGGCATTCGGCGTCTGGCGGATGACGGTCAGTACTTGCCCAGCTGCAGGCGCAGTTGCGGCCTGAATCTGCGAGGAGCTGGTCCAGCTAAAGCCAACGCCATCCGCCAGTTCAGTGCTGAAAGTGCCGTCAAGGATGTTGAACCCCAGGTAGACCTTGACGTGAGCCTTCAGCAGGTACGGGAACGGGACAGAAAAGGTCGTGGTCGACCCGTTGCCCGCGTACTGGCGGTACGAAAATGGCGTCGCTGACACGGCATGACTACGGGGCTGTAGCCATTGTGGCTCCATTCAAGGCCTCAGCAAAGCCACGCAGCCCTCCATCCGTGTTGCGTTCCAGATTGTTGGTTCGCATGATGTCGCGCCGTTCGCGCCATTCCTGAGCGGCCGGAGTGTTGCTGATGTTGATCTGATCTCGTGTGATCAGGTGGTAATACTCCTTGGTTGCGTTGATCAGCACCTGGGCCGCTTTGCGGCGGCGTTCAGCGGCAGGCATGTCGCGGGCCTTGAGGTCGCTGGTGGTGCTGGGGTCGTCCTGCATCGCCTGGTAGACCGGCGAGTTGATCAGTGAGCGCAGCGCCTCCTGGACGGTGCGGCCTTTGACGTGTGGCTCCACGAATTGCACCACCGGGAAGCTGACCGTCTTGTTGTTCGGGATGGTGATGCCCGTTGGCGTGTCGACGGGGAAGGCGAGCTGGAAGCTGACCGACGGCACCTTGCCGGAAATGGCGAGCCGCGCGGTCGGCGACATTTCGCCTTGGATCGTCGCGTAGGTGTCGTTGTACTCCTTCTTCAGGTCGTCCCCCATCGCAACGCCTTCGAGCACGCCTGACATCAACGCGCTGGGCGGGTTGAGTTGGTTCTGGGCGTCGAGCTCGGCGTAGAGCTTCTCGTCGGCCTCGGGCCACACCTGCGGGAAGAAGCGGTCCTTCAGGGCATCGGCCAGCTGCTGCCCCCAGGCGAGCTTGATCTTGCTGCCCAGCCAATCGCGCTCCTTGTAAGCACCGCCGATCAGGCCGGTAAGGCCAAGGGTGCCGTAGGCGAGCTCGCGCAGCTGGCGCTCGATCTTTTCGAGCGGGCTGTCATCGGCGCCCTCGAAGCTCTGCTTTGGACTCGGTGCCGTGCTGGTATAGAGGTTGCGGCTCTGCATCCCGGTGAAGCGCTCGACGTCGCGGATCAGGCCGATGTTGGGCAGTTGGCCGCTGCCGATGTAGCCGAGCAGCCGGGAGGGCGAGCGATTCGGCTCGAGGAACAGCTCCATCAGCTGATTCACCTGGCCCAGGGCGGTCTGGCGCATGAGATGGCCGGTGAGCACCTGCATCACGCCGCCCAGGGCGTTGTATTGGTCGTACTTGGAGTACGCCCCCGTCACGAACGTCTCCTTGATGTCCTTCCACAGGAACAGAGTGTTCAGCACGGGGATGCCGCCCAGGAAGGGGATGCCGGCGATGGTGTTTGGCGCCTTGCCCTGAGCCTGCAGCCCGATCCGCCACTCCTCCCTCTCGCGCAGATCGATCGGACCATTGCCGATGATCAGGCCCATGGCGTCCAGGGTGGCGAACAGGCCAAGCAGTTGAGCTGAAACCGCCCATGCAGCCTTGGCTCTGGCCGCCTGCTCTGGCGTTGCGCTCTTGCCAAAGGCAGCCTGCACCGGAACGGTCAGCCAGTCGCTGGCGAGGCGGAAGTCCAGCAGTGTGCCCATGAAGGGCGACTGCACATACGGGAACGCCAGATCGAAGAACCAGTGCTTGCGGGCGCCCTGCATGGCGTTGAAAACGCCGCCGGTGATCGTGCCTTCCTCAGGGCGGTTCTGCATCCGCATCTCTTGCGAGAACCCTTCGGCGGCCAGGGAGTCCGGCGTGTCGAACGTGGGGTAGCCGTAGGTCTCGCCGACCTTTTCGTTGAGGATGCGCTCGGCAATCTCCTGATCCGTCACGTCGGCGCCCAGGGCGTTCTCGCGGCGGAAGCTCTTGATGTTCTCTTCAGTCGGCCCCAGCTGATAGAAGGCCTTGTCCAGCTCGGACTGCACCCACTCATCGCGGCTGCGTTGATCGAACAGGCCGAGCTGGGCGCCGTCGCGCCTGGCCCTGATCTCCAG